TTTAAAATCTGATTCTGTAGCAACTGCACCATCTGCAGTTACTTTATTAAAAGCGTATGTGTATATATCTACGGCAACAGGAGGTTCTGTTAGTGCTTTGCCAAAATTAGGCGCGTAAGCATCTGTAGCAACTGCTGTGTCTGTAAGCGACTTATAAAAATCAAATACTTGTGCCTCTGAAACTGAAGGATTCTCAGCTAATACCTTATTAAAAGCTGTAACAGCGTTATCGGCTAGAGTAGGATTCTCAGTAAGTGTTTTAAAGAAATGAAGTAAAGCTCCATCTACGGCACCTGTACCATCTTGAAGATATACATCTCCTTCAACATCAATTTCAGTAAGGAAATGTCCGGCCTGAATAGCCATTAAAATAGGCAATTGTTCAGCAGTAATATTAATTTTCAGCTGTTTAGCTGCAGCTTTAAGTGCGGCAATTGCTACAACTGATGCTAAATTCATGCGAAATCTTCCCTAATTTTAAATTTTATGGTGTCGTATACAGTTTCAATCTGACCTGATGCCTTAGTCACTTCAATTTCTCCTTGATAAGTTCCTGCGTCATAGTCTAATTCACCTGTTGTCCAGTTAACAATGGCAATACCTAATGTAGGTGTTGCGGGATTAACATATAAAGTTTTACTATACAAAACAGTAGTTTCCCCAGCAGCTCTGAAATGCATCTTTACAGTAGCTCCTGTCAAATTAGTAGCAGTACCTGTATCTTCGTCAGTTAAGGTTAACTTAAGCTGTGGGCCAGTATCACCTTGAACATAGTAAAAAGTATCTATAGTTGCCATCTGTCCTCCTAGTCAGCAAAGCCTACTGAGGCGACACGAAGATTAATTCTTCTAGTATCTCGCCCTTTAGCATTAGTAATACCGCGATTAAACTCAAATTTGTGTTGCAATGATAATTCGGGATTACTCCATTCTTTATTTGGAATTTCCGCAAGTCTAGCAATTGCACCTGATGCAATAGCGCGGCCATGTGCATCATAGATGAAAGTCTCTACTCCAGTAGCAGACAATTTTGGCTTAATTACCGTTACACCAGTAAATGTATATTTACCATCTGGGGTTGGGTATAAACGAACATGATCGTCATTAAGAATAGATACATAAATAGGTGCCCCCTTAACAGCAGAACCATCTTGATTAATAGGAATGCTAAAATGCCTATCAGATACATGCGTTAAAGGACTTCCATTTACATAGAAGAATAACATGCTTTCTAGAAGAGTTCCTGAAGTAACGTCGATTTGATAATCCGATGTACCTTTACTTGTAAAATCCGGATCGATAGTAAAACGCCATACCTCACTTTTAGCACAGAACTCAGCGGCAGATTCTTTTAAATGCGTTTCAATAACAACTTCAGGACACCCGGGAAGATAAGGTAGTATGTAAGGGTAAAAAGTTTCCCATTTAGTAGTAGCCATTTACACGTCCTCCGTAGGTGCGGTAGCAGCATCGCTTGTAGTTTTATTACCTATACCTGACATAAAAGTTTGATAATGCGCGCCTGCTCTAGCAGCGTTTGCTGCAAATTCAGCGTCTTTAGAAAAAGCTCTATAAAGCATCCAATCTATTATAGCGCTTAGATACGTATCCTCTATTTTAATCATTTCAGTTGTACTACCCGTAGTAGGATGTAAGTATGGCTCACTAAGGTCATGTGCTCCAGGCAAATCAGCATACACTACCTCAAGTTGAGCAGAAGTAGTAGCTGGTGGGTATACAAAAAATTCTTTGGGTTGTCTAACATCGAAGGTGTAGTTCTGGATATTAACCGTACCAGTTTCTGTATGCCAAGAAACACTTTGGTCATCTAGAACACTTCTATCAATAAGACGGACTACCTTCTTATTAGAAGAAGCCGCAAGATTACGTACTACATCAAGTAGACGTAAAGCACTGGAAAAACCAGTGGTTAGGACTTGACGAGTTCCAGCAGCGCAAGTAAAGGTGCCGGTTTTAGAACTAACATCAGGTCGTAATAATGCAATTTGCAGATAAGCTTCATTAAGCCAATTCTGCAATTCTATGCGTGGCCATCGGACATTTGCATCTTGAGTAATATCTTCGACACGCTTAATAACGTCAATAACTTTTATTGCCACAATTCACTCCATGCATGGTTAGGTAAAGGAGAGAGTTTCCCCCCTCCTTAGTTAATTAACTAACTGCTTCCTTATGGAGCGCCAATTAATCCAGTAACCAGCGCAGTATCCTTGATAGTCTTACGACCGTAAACAGCTAGACCGCGAACAATATCGCCGAAGTCTGTTTGATTACGTAAAGGTTCTGTCTTGGAAATCTGCGAAGCAAATGCGCAAGCAGCTTTAGTACCGGCAACTATCATACGACGCGGTTTCGCGCCTGTAAGAGCTGCACCAGAAGCAACTGCAGTTAAACCTGCAACTGTTGCTTTAGTAGTAGTACCGTGAGGTAGCAAGTTAGATACATATACAGTGAAACGATCTAACATACCAATCTTACCAGTACGAACAATACTTGAGTTGTCACCAGTGAAGTACGCCTGAGCAATATCAGTCTGCATCAATAAATGACGATCAGCTGGTGATATAATCAACCAACGCCCCTCTTCAGGAACATTCTGCTCGTCTAAAGCAGCTGACATACGCAAGATTAACTTCAAAAGGTTGCCAGCGACTGCTTCATCGATAGGAGCTGTGTCAGTACCTAAGTTATAACCTGCTGAAACAGCACCTGCAGTGGCGCCTTTGTTCGCTGCAGCAGCACCTTCAGTGGAAAACCACTGGAAGAAAGCTTCGTTCTCTATAGCAATCTTCAATTGCTTTGCAGCATCATCAGTAAACATATCCATCAAATCAATATCAGCCTGATGAGCTAATACGTCATTTACCTGAACACTAAAATACTTACCTTTGTTAATTTGCAGGTCAGTATAAATAGGTACAGGAACTTGACTGGATAAAGTTGTACCCGCTCCAGCATAATCACTAATAGTGATTGATGGTGCAGTACGGATACGAATCGAATCACCTTGGTTTTTGATTTCGCCTTCCCAACTAGTGTTGGCAATATCAGCTAACATGGTGTTCGCGTAGAACTTCGCATTCAGTTTATTAGACCACAACTGTGGAATAAAACCACCGGAATACGAAGGGGTGGTGTCGAATACACCGGAACTAACTACGGGAAATATAGCAGCCATTTTCGTTCTCCTTAAACATTAAAAAATAAAACAGTTTTGTTGGCTAAGGCTGCGTACGTAAATGGCTAGTTTTTAACTCTACCCTCCATGTAAGCAAGCGTTAGCTCAGCTTCAAGTTTTGCCGCGTCGTCATACTTACCACTAGTGTTCAAAGTGCGAATCTTACTCCAACCTTTTTCTAGCTCTCCAGCAGAATAGATTTTGGACTCTCGACCCACGCTATTACTAGTTGAACTAGCAGAACGATTTGGCGTTACCTGCTTTTCAAGTTCTGCTTGGTGATCCCCCCTGCCATTAACCGGTTTAGCGCTTTCACGGAATAAACTCACATAGTGAGCTACCGCTTCTGCATCTCCCGAGTTAAAGGCTGCTTGAGCTTGATCTCTGCGTGGCCCCCTAGTCATAGGGTCATATTCATTCAGCCATGCGACCCAACGTTCGTCGTTGTCGAGTTGGTCAAATCCAGGTACTAAGTTATTTAGCTTCTGGGCAAAACCTACCTCTCCAACGTGGTTGTCAGTAGTTGAGACCTGCGTTCGCAATTCCTCAATTACCTTCTCCTGTTGTTCAAAACGTTCCTCATAATCTTGAGAAACTTCTTTCGCAACTCGACGTTGAAAGTCGATCAAATCATCACCGTACTCTTCTCGATCAGCATCAGTAACATAACTGACTTTCTCTCTCGGTTTCTCAGCCTTTGCTTTCTTGACAGCTTCCGCTTGTTTGTTAATAGCGTTCATCTGTTCAGTAAGCTCCCTAACCTGTTGGTGCAGTCTAGGTACTTCAGCATCGTATTTTCCCTTAAGGGTACTATACTTCTGCTCAAAGACGTCTGATACTTCTTCACTAGAATTGTCAGCCGGCGCTGCTTCCTCCAATACAGGTTCATCTTGAGGTGGTTCTTCTATTACTTCAACTTCTGTATCCGCGGCTACTTCCTCAGTTTTCTTTGCTTTCTTAGAAACCTTCTTTTTCTTGGTTTCCTTTTTCGGCTTTTTTTCTGTTTCGCTTTGGGCTTTTAGTTGTTTCTCTAGTTCTTCAACTTCCTTAAGTTGCTCCTGTACTTGTTTTGGCAATGCCATTTGTCTTTCTCCTTAAAGCACCAACTCTGTTTTGCAGCGCAATGTATGCTGCTCCCGTTATGGTGTGCTTAAAATACGCTAGTTTTTTTCATTCCTAGCGTGCCTTTACCACTTTCTGCGATTCCTCAACCGCTTTTAGTAAATCCTCTAAAGCTTCTGCTCGCCCTTGCAAACGGTGAATAATACTCGTTTCGTTTGCATATACCAGCTTCTGCTTAGTGCCTTCAAGTTCATCTTGAAGCACTTTTAATACTTGGTTAATTCCTGGTTCTCTTATCCTATTTAAGGCTGTTATCTCTGACGAACTCAGTTTATTAACATTAATCATTTATCTATATCATACCTAATAACGCATTAGCATGTCAACATATTTATTTTCCACCCGATCTCGAGCTTATATAATTGTCTTGACGTCCACCCATTTCGGTTCCATCTTCTTGCAACATTTTAGATTCTTCGGCAGCCATTTGTTGCTGCTGCATTTGCTGTTGCATCATCATCTGCTGTTGCTGTTGCTGCTGTTGAATCTGCTGTTGCTTCTCGACATCCTCACGCGACGGCACAAGCCTGTCAATATTGGAATTGAGATTTCCAGCCAAATCACGCATGAGTTCAGCCGTACCCGGCAAGCCAACAATCTGCTGTGCCACAGGGCTTTCCAATACCAGACGGAGGAACTCAGTTTTACGAACAGACTCCGCTTCTTTAACAACCAGCGACATCGCGCCTTTTGCAATAATTTGTACATCACCTATTAAATCCGGATCATTACTATAACGCAAATTTCTCTGGTACTGTCGTTCGAGCATAGGAGTTAGCACATCATGGTCGATGTTAGCTATTACCTGCTTAATACTTTTACCTGCGTTAGAAATTAACATAGACAAACCGGACGACGTACGGCCTGCGCCTGGCACATGTTGCCCCGTCATATATTTCGGGATACCTGTGATTTCATCTGCGATATCCATGAAACGATCGAACACAGCCATAAGGGCTTGCGCATTTGAATTTGGTTGGAAAAAGTTTATCGGTTGAGAAACATCTCCATATTCCGACTGCTGGAACTGCCATATTTTCCAAGGATACATCTGAGTAATATCTTCACCAGCAGGTAAGCGACTTACATTCACTCCTACTTGTGGGCCTGAACTAATTCCCATATTATTAGATAGAGAACGAGCGGCGGCATTACACATACTCTGGGCGTCCATACATAAATCTGCTACGCCGTTACCGTCGATGCGCCCTGGGACCTTTTCAAACGACGTGACGTAATACGGTTTACGACCCAACATATCATAATTCAGTACAGCTTTGATAACTACATTGTTCACCATCCATACTTCACATGGGTAAGACCTTTGAGGATCGTCAATTTCTTTCTCTTTAAGTCCCCACTCAATTAGTAAGTGCCCTGGAATTGAATCCCATAATTGAATTGCAGCTACTAAATCTGAAGCGGCTTCATCAAAGTCTTTACCTTCCAAGTCTTCCATTTCGGTGTCATCTTTTTCTAACCAGTCAAAACCTCCTACTCCGAAGTCCGACAACAGCGATCGTATCGCGTCTTCGTCGTAGCCTTCGACGCCTATCATGGCTTCGACGTCTTCTCTAGTTAAGTGGTGAACCTCTATTATAGGCATATTCTGTATGTCATCTCCCCATGGAGCCCAGTAGAACTTATAAGGATCAACTCGTTCCCATTCATCCCGAACAGTTTCTGTAGGAGCTAGCCCTCCTTCCGCCCATTCTAATACTTTACGTTTACGTGGAACCGGGCCTTTAAGAGTAGCAAATGGATAAGTTGCTATGTCGTTAGTAAATTCAAATAGAGCTTTAACGAAACCACCTTCAATAAGTTGATCTTCCATTTTCTTTTCCATGCGATCGACTCGTTTCTCAGCTTCATGTTTCATTTCACGCATAGCAGTATCTTTCATGCCTGATGCAAGCTGTTTCAAATTCGCTGGGTCAACTGCATCTCCCCCCTGCTCATAAAACTGCATAAGGTTCTGCTGCATTATTCCTTGCAACTTAGTAATAATATCTGGTGGAACATCTGGAACAGGAGTTGCTGATATAGACCAAGGTTTATCTCCCCCAGTACCAAGTAGAGTATCTCTTAACCACGCGGTGGCCGTACGACATTTCGTACTGACGATACCCATGAATATTTCCGAACCGCCCTGAGATTTAATTTCAGCCATCTTCGCTGCAGAATATTCCATGTTGCGCGCACGCGCAGTTTTCGTCAGTCGACCTTCAATATCCTGTTTTTTGTGGTCGCGCATAACTTCCCACCGTTTGCGAACGTAGGAAGACAACCCTACTATAAGCGGCGCTTGTTGCTTTTTTTCGTTTTTCTTTAGAGCTTCTTTCTCTAACTTTGACGCGCTTGCTACGGGAATGATTTGTAAAGCCATAAATTATCTCCTATGTCCAGCCAGCAGCTGACACCTGTTTAATTTCTCTACGATTATTAGCGATTGCCATATTTCCAAATACTTCGCCTCCATCGGCATGTAAACACATATACTGAAATGCGTCTGCAACATCAGACCAAGGGTGAGATTTTTCAGGTTTCTCGTCCTTAACCCCTTTAGTATTTATTTTATACCTATACTTACCGGCAAGAGCTTTTATTAATTGGCTTCCGGATTCGGGGTCTATTATAAGACCAAATTTACCATCTACTACCCTAGTCAAAAATTTCTCTACAGCTGCTATTCTAGCAGCAATTGAGTTCGTTCGAGCAGGTTTTATTACAAAACCTTCGTTTTTATAAATATCGGCTACAGTACGCTCATCTGTTTGCACTCGTTGGAACGCAGCTGGGTCAATTATAACAAGAGCTCTTCGTCCCGGGAACTTATTTGCCAATAATGGCTTAAGTTTTTCCCTCACAAACCTCAGAGCCCCCATTCCATCTGAAGTTACCGCATCATATATTACTACTCTACCATCGTATGCCAACTCACCTATAACTGCAGCAGGAGTAAGTCCCGCATCAATACCAATTAGTAACGGAGCATCGTTGAACATAGGCCGTATAGTTTCCTTCGCAACATGGTTAGGTCTGTCGAATGAACGAAATACCGGCTGTCCAGATAACGATTTGCCGAACTGCGCGTGTATGTACACGTCGATCCAGTCCTCAGTTTTACCATGGGCTAAATTATCATAGTAATCATCTGGTAAAAATTGTGTCCAGTCTGCTTCCGGAGCTAACCCCGACGGTTGTATAGTAACGTGGCAGTTGTCAGGTGGTTTTGTCAGCAAGTCTTCCCAGAACGTATCCTGGTCTGGCGGATTAGTCATCCCCCATAAATGCGCATTTGAATCACCCTCATCCGTCTTACAACCAACTTCGTTCATCATCTTATCCGGGTAACGTCCTAGACGACCTTGTGCAGCGTTGAAAATGTCAGGGTGAATTTCTCGAAACTCGTCGAATATGAAAAAGGACGCCTGAAGAGATAACAGACGCCGAACGTCGTTTGCATCATCAAGCCCCCTGAATAATACCTCACACTCTATATCGCCTACTTCTATGACGAACTTGTATTCTGTTTTCAAAAATGAACCCATCACATCCACGGGTATCCACTTCATGAAGTCTGGTATAGATGTATCACGCAACTGCTCTCTCGTGTTACGCACCCAGATCGCACGTGATCTACGTATGCCATCTTTACATGGTGCCATTACAGCAGCATGGTGCAAAATTTTCATAATACCGGCTGTCGTCTTCGTCGATCCTACTGGACCAACTGCTAACGAGATGAACTTGTTTGAATAGAAAAAATCGTCTAAGGATTTAA